GGGGGGGGCGTCGGGTCCGCCTGGGCGACCCGCCCCCGATCCGCAACCGTCAACCACGCGATAAAAAAACCCGCCGTGTGACGGTCGGCCCGGCCCAGCTCGGGCCGCCTCGTGGCCCCCAGGCGGTCCTCACGGCAGCCCCGGACCTTTCCCCAGGCCCTGGGCTTTTCTTGTTTTTAGGTGTTGACATCTCCGGTGCCAGTAGGCATATTCCCCTCATGGCAACGAAGAACACCGAAGGGGAGAACAATCCGATGAAGCTCCACGCACTCGCGCCCTCGAATTTTTACAACGCGACAAGCCCCGAGTGCGGTCGCTGCGTCAGCCTCGCCGACTACCTGGCCGCGTGCGGCCTGACCGATCACGTCGACGCCGCCATCCAGGAGCTGATCCCTTCGGAGGTCGAGCGTTGGTCTGTCGACGTGATCCTCTCGAAGACGGTCGTCAAGGGGACGCGGGCGATCTCGAAGTTCGGGAGCATTCACTTCGGGAAGCTCGTGATGCAGATCACCGAGCTGGACTGCTCGCCGGCCGAACGCGCTGACACGCTGCTCCACGAGATCGCGCACCTCGTTGCCTACTTTCATCTCAGGCATCGCGGGCACGGCATCGAGTGGCAGCGGTGCGCCGTCGCCCTGGGCGCGAAGCCCAACCGATGCGGCTCGGACGACCGGCACGACCGAGCGGTGGCCGCGAAGCGCGCACGCCAGGGCAAGGTCGTCGCGCGTTGTACGAAATGCGGCGAGAAGGTCGTCCGAATGCGACGCAGCAGTCGCGACTGGTCGCGGTTCACGCACCGCGCCTGCGGCGGCGGCCGCATGGAGGCGGTCAAGTGAAGGACCCCGGGATGAAAATCGAACGATTCCGCGCCCTCGGATTCGACGGCTGGGCCGCCGACGTTGTCACCTCGACGAAGATCGTCACCGTGTGCAAGGGGACGCGCGCCGAAGTCGAGGCGGCGACCTCGAAGCTCCGGGCGCGGCTCTTCCGCGCCGGGCACGCCGTCATCTTCGCGGACGGCTCGAAGGTCTGGCGAACCCGCGAGCCGGCCTTCTCGAAGGGCCAGCTCGGCGGATTCGACTGGCACCCCGACGGCGAGCGCGTCCGGTTCGACGTGGTCGAGATCCGCGTGTCGGCCGACGGCGAGCGAACCGAGCGCGTGGTCAGGTCGACGTGGGGCCTGCCGGGATAGCGGGTCGCCTCGTCCCGCAGGATGGCCCAGGGCGGCCATCCTCGGGCGGCCGGGTCCACCAGGTCCCGGCCTGGCAGATCGGCCGCCAGGCGGCCCCTGGGGCGGCCTGGGTTTTTTTGGGGGGGCCTGGCGCTTTTTTTGTTTTTACCTGTTGACAGATCGGATGCCCGCGGGCATATTGAGGGGGTCGGCAAGGGAGCCGGCCGGAAACAAGGAGAACGAAATGGCAAACCAGAACATCAAGAACGCGATCCTCTGGGCCGAAGCGGCAGCGTTTGACCTGGGACCCGAGGGCGAGATCCTCACCGACCTGGAGCGGGTCAACATCGCGGCCCTCGATCATGCTACGGCGCGCAACATCGACGCCATCGCCCATCGGCTGGCCGACGCGGTCGCCGACCTGGACGCAGCCCTCACGGCCGCCACCGACGGCACCCGGGAGGCCATGCACGGCACGGCCGGCACGCTGGAAAAGGGAGCCAACTGATGGTAGCCGCAGCCTCGCGCTGGTGGGCCGGAGTCCTCGCCAACCTCGACCGCCAGCCGGTGGTCGGAACCGCCGGCGGCGCTGTCGCGCTGGCGCGGAGGGCGAGCCGATGACCGTCGCCGTCTTCGCCGGCGTCAACACGACGCGCATCGCCGAGGCGACCGAGGGCTTCCCGATCCTCGTGTCCTTCGCTTCCTGGATCGACGGCCACCGCGGCGTCGTCGAGCGCGACGTTCTGCCGCGACTTCGAGCTGGCCTCCACCCGCATTCGATTCTCGACTCGGGTGCCTTCTCGGAGCTGACCGAGCGCGGTCGGTCGGCGCGCAAGCTGGCCGACGCGCTGGGCGTCGAGCCCCACGAGTTGACCGCCGACCAGTTCGAGATCGTGAAGGCCGACGCCGCGAAGAAGTTCAACGTGAGCATCGACGACTACATCGAGTTTTGCCTCGAACACGGCCACCTCTTCTCGCAGGTTGTGACCCTCGACGACATCGCCGGCGACCTCGCGGTGACCTGGTCGAACACGGCGAAGATGCTCGAAGCAGGCCTCGACCCGGTTCCCGTTTTTCACGGGCGCGAGCCCTTCGATGTTCTGCGCCATTACTGCGAGAAGTTCGCCCACGTCGGCCTCGGATTTTTCCGCGAGCCGTCAGGGAAGAAGGTCGTCATCGCGAAGGACCAGGGCGACGGGCTCACCCCGGACGAGTGGCTGACGAAGGCGCTCGACATTTGCGAAGCCGCAGGCGTTGAAGTCCACGGCTTCGGCATGACCCGCTGGGCGCTGAAACTCGGCCACGAACGGCTGACGACGAGCGACTCGACGACCTGGCTCGCCGAGTACCTGGCGATGCGACGGCGGTCGTCGACCGGCGGCGACCGACTCGGCGACGGCGCAGCCGCGGAGCTGCTCGCGAACCTCGGCGACTCCGAACTGATGAAGCTCGCGCTCGCCAGCTATGACGGCACCGGCCCCGACCCCGAGATGGAGACGCTGCTCGCCGAGGCTCGCGGCCAGGCGAAGACCGCGCTCGCGCGGTTCACGAGCGGCGAGCTGGGCCGGCTGCTCGCCGGCTTCGAGGCCGACGCCAAGGTCGACGAGCAGCTCGCGGCGTGAGCGCCAGGGCCTCCAGGGCGTGGGAGACGCGCCTGGGGGCCGCTAGAAAAAAAAAGACCCGGGGCCGCTTTTTTTGGTTTTTCCTGTTGACAGGGTAGGTGCCCGCTGGCATATTCAGGGGGTCGGCAAGGGAGCCGGCCACAAGAAAAACGAGGGAAAAAGAGATGAACGGAATCAACGAAAATTTCAGCCTGGTCTTCTCGGTGATCCATTGGATCTTCACCAACGGCGAATACACCGAGGACGGCTACCAGGTCGAGAAAAGCTCTTTCTTTGTGCAGGCCACCGCCTCGGACGGCAGCCGCTGGAATCACCAGCATCGCTTCAAGGTTGCAGCCGTCGCCTCTTCGCCTTATCAGACCGAAGAGGATCGCTACGGTCCCGAATTCCCCTCGCACGACAGCCTGGCCGAGGTCGACGAACTTCGCGAGAAGTGCGAAGCGCTCGTCGCGAAGATCGAAGCGCACGTCGCCAACGGCGGCACGCTCGACGAAACCTGCTGGACGCCGGGCGATCCGGCCTACGGCTCCGAGGCCTACCAGCGCCTCGCGGTCATCGACCGCCCGGACGTCGCGGAGGAAAACCGGGACCGCATGGATCACGGCGCTCCGCTGATCGGATGATCCAAACCCCGAACCCGGGGGCCGGCGCGGTGCCGGCCCCCTCGAACATCGAACGAACGAGGGAGACCGAAATGGAATTTTTCTACGGCAAGAGCAAGGCGCAGGGTTTAGAGTTGTGCAGCGAAGTGATCCAGCGGAAGGCCAAGGCGAACGGCTGGGAGCTGACTCGCGGAGAGCAGGGCACGCGGTGGGTGAATACCTGGACCCTGGTCGTCCCGACCGCGAAGCTCGGCGGCGGCATGGGCGGCGCTCCGACGCCGGCCGACTGGCCCGTCCAGGGCGAGCGCTTCTACGCCGGCACGACCGAAGAGATGTTCGAGCTGGTCGAGGAACTCGACGAACGCGGTCGCACCGACCGGATCAACCCGACGAAGGAAATGTGGGGGATGCTTCGATGAAGCGAACGAGTTACAAGCCTTTCAAGGTGAACGGCGGCTGGATCGCCGCCGGCCACCTCGGCGGCCGACATTGGATGCCGGTCGGTGCGACCCGGAAGACTCGCGCCCAGGCGGCGGCCGACTGCAAGGGCCTCGCCCTCGCCGAAGCGGCCGACCGCCGATGCGTCCTGGCCGGCGACTTCTCGGTCGAGGGGTCGGTCCAATGATCGGCCAGGCCCGCGAGCTGGCGAAGGGCCACGTCTTCGCGCTGGACTGGTCCGGCCCCTGGAAGCGCGTCGTCGCGGTCCGGCGCGGCCGGCTGGCGGTCGAGGTCCAGGTCCAGGGCGGCGAGCGGCTGACCCTGCCGGCCGACCAGGGCGTCCGGTTCGAGCCGAACCCCGGGGCCGCCCGCGCCAGGGCTGGGGCATAGGTGGCGTCGAGCCAGAAGTAACACCGGGGGCCGGCGGGTGCCGGTCCCCTCGAATTTTGCAACAATGGAAACCGAGAAGGAGATCGAGATGACGAGAATCGAGAAGGCTGTCGAGGTGATGCGCGCATCCGGGATGGACGCGCGGGCCTGGCAGAAGCACGGGAAGGACCGCATCTACCTGGGCGGGGCGGGCAAGGACGTGAAGGCGTTCTTCGACTTCGACGAGGGCTGGGCGGACGAGGCCGTCGAGGACGGCGACGACCTGCTCGGCGGCTCCGCGCTGAAGGTCTTCATCGACGCGCCCGGCGTCTCGCGAAGCTGGGAAGTCAACCGCAGCAAGATGGTGAAACACGGCTTCATGCTCGACCTGGTCAAGGCTGGCCTGGTCGACGAAGTCTGCGAGGACTGGAAGGAGATACTCTGATGGCTGGGAAAAAGAAGACGACGTGGGGCGGACCGCGCCCTGGATCGGGCCGACCGCGCGGGGTGAAGAGCCCCTGGGTCACGCGGTCGCTCGCGTTCCGGCCGGAGGTGATCGACGCCGTCGACGCGGCGGCGGAGGAGGAGGGGATTTCGCGGTCGGCGTGGATCGCGACCGCAATCGAGAAGGAGCTGAAGCGCGCCGCCAGGCGGAAGGGGGCGAAGTGATGGCCGTCGTCGTGTTTACGCCTTGGCGCTGCAAGCTCCCGAGCTGTTCGCGTCATAATCTCTACGCCGCGGTCGGCTGCATGACAGACCACGGCGAAGAATGCGAGCGCGATGGCTTCCCGCTCGCGACCGCCGCCGAGCGGCGCGCCGCCGTCGCGGAGTGTCGCGCCCACGGCCGGGCGAAGGAGATCCCCGGCGGTCTCGGGTCGCGCACCGCACCGGGGGGGGTCGAGCGCATTCCGCGCTGACGCGCCAACCAGCTCGCGACCGACGAGGCCCGGGGGGTTCGCCCGCCGGGCCTTTCGCGTTTCAGCGCAGCGCCAGCTCCAGAGCCCAGCCGGCCAGGCCGGCGAAGGCCGCGAGCGCGGCCGCTAGGGTGTAGAGGCGAACCCGGAGCGCGACGAGCTGGCGCTCCAGGTCGTCGACCGACTCGGCCAGGGCGTCGACGATCATCCGCTGATTCCGGTGGTCGTGGCGCTGCTGGTCGGCGCGCGAGGCCAGGACCGCGAGCTGCTGCTCGTCCGAGAGCGGCGCGGTCACTCGTCCGAGAAGACGGTCGTCTTCTTGCGCCGGCGGGGCTTCTTCTTCGGCGGGGCCGGCTCCGACGCGCCGGCCACAGCTTGCAGCTCCGCCGAGACCAGGACGTCGACGAGCAGGTGGAGGCGGTTCGACGCGCCCCCGTTCTTCGCCGCGTGCGGTCGGGTCCCGTCCAGGACGATGGCCTCGCCGACGGCCAGGTCGACGCGCGACTCGTCCTCGATCTCGAAGAAGGCGTCGGGGTAGGCGGCCAGCGCGAGGTGGACGTTCGCGACGTTGCCGACCTCGAACCCCATCAACTTCCCGGGCAGCTTTTTCCCGGCCTCGACCGGGTCGGCGTGCCGTGGCCGCCGGCCCCCCGCGCGAAGGACCAGGACGACCACGCGAACTTTTTCGCCGGGGATCGCGTCGACGATCCGCGTCAGCTCGGGCGTCCAGTCGTCGGCCTCGGGGTTGATTCCGAACCAGTTCTCGCGGACGCTCCGCGCGGCCGCGCGCTCGGCGAACTGCTCGGCGACTGCGGCCAGGTCGGCCTGGTCGAGTTCGACGTCGAGCCGTCGGACCTGGTCGTCAATCATTGGAAGACCTCCTCGCCTCGAAAGGCGTCAATGGCAAGACAGTAGAGCGTGGTCCGCTCCAGGTGTTCGTGGAGCCCTGGAAGCTCGGCGACCTGGCCGGCGTCTTCGGCGTCGAGCAGCTTCGCGTAGTCGACGAGCGCCGTCTGAGACCAGCGCGGGCAGGGCGGCGGCTTCGAGGTCCCGACGTGGGCGGGGCAGCCGGCCAGCGCCAGGGCGACGAGAACCGCACCAGAAAAAAAAGCGCCGCGGGTGATCCATCGGGGTCGTCGGAGAACGCGCGGCACCGGGCATCCTCGGGCGTCGGTTTTCACGGCTTCCGGTCCTTCGCGGCTTCGCGAGCCTTCAGCCATGCGAGCAGCTTGCGGCGGCGACCGATGCGCGAGGCCATGACCTCGTCGAGGCGCTCCCGGTCGGCGAGCGCGTCGCTCGCGTTCTGCGCTTCGAGTCCGGCCTTCGCGGCTTCGCGGGCCGCGCGAATGGCGACCCAGATCGCGAGGCCGACCAGGCCGAAGAGTCCGCCCACCAGGGCGAGCGTCGTTCCCATGCTTCAGTCCTCCACCTCGGGGTCGATGACCCGAACCCCGGCCTCGGTTTCGATCCAGACCCGCGCGCCGCACGAGAGCGGCCGGTGCGGCCGGTAGACAACGCGGGCCGGGCCGTCGATCTCGACCTCGAAGGCGTAGTCGTTGGTTTTGTAGGTCTTCACCGTCAGCACCGGCTCGACCTCCGCGAGGTCGACCTTCGCGTTCCTCTTGATCGCGTGCTGGTTGACGTGGACGAAGGTCTTCACCTTTTCCCCTCGCGGAGCTGGAGCGACAGCGACCAGCCGTAGATGTCGACGGCGCAGAAGATCAGCCCCCAGATTACAAGGCTCGAAAGCGGCACGCCCTCGAAGACCAGGACGATCCCGATGGCGACCCACGCGGCCTCGCCCCCCAATCGGAGCGGCCAGCCGAGCGCCTCCAGGCCGGGCCTCGCCTGCGGCCGGCGAGACCGACCGATCAGGAGCATCCCGATCAGCGACGCGGCGAAGGCGAAGTGGCCGACGATGTCGAGCGCCTCGAAGACGGTCACGGCCGGTAGACCTCCGGGAACCTCCAGCTCGCAGTGTCGCCTGGCGGATCGTTGTCCCAGAAGGACTCGACCAGCGAGCCGTGGGCCAGAGCCCAGACGGCGTCGTGGGGGAATCGGTCGCGCGGTCGCGCGCGTCCCTGGCTCGACAGCCCCGTCCGCTCCTCCCATCGGGCCGGCATCGCGACCAGGCAGTGCGCCCACTCGTGGAGCAGCGTGTCGACCAGGATCGCCTTCGGCCAGGCGGCGGCGTCGACCAGCGTGATCCGCGAGCGCGGTCCGACCTTCTCGGCCCATCCGAAGACGCGCTCGCTCCGCGGGAGGTTCTCCCAGCGCACGAAGCGCAGCTCGACGGGCGCGGGGCACGGGTGCGTCGCCTTCAGCCACGAGGCGATCTGGCGCACGCGGCCCCGTCGAGTTCGAGAGCAGGGCATCAGACGGCCCTGCGGCGGCTCTGCGGGACTCGCTCGCCGGTCGCGGTCAGGAAGACCTGGTGGTCGGCGATCACGCCATGCTCGGCGTTCAGGAATTGGAGACGCTGCGACGGCCAGCCGCCGGCGGCGAGCTGCTCCTGCGCGTACACGTTCCCGCTCTCCGGCGTGCCGGTTGCGAAAAAAGTGCGGTAGTTCAGCGTCGCGCAGGCGTGCTGGTGGAAGTGGCCGAAGTAGAGAAAGTCCCAGGCCTCGGGGATCGAGTCGGCCCAGCCCCAGGCCTTCTTCCCCACGCCGTACCAGGGGAAGCCGCCGAAGCCGCCGCGGATCTGGTCGCCGTGGATGACCAGGAGGCCCCAGTCGAAGACGCGCGGCACCGCGTAGAACTGGTCGGCGATCTCGAAGGTCAGCCGGCCGTCGAGTTCGGGTCGCGCGCCGGCCGGTCCGAGGACCATGAGCTTGGTCACCTCGTATGCCACGCGGTCCCAGTTCGTCCGGGGGTGCGAGCCCATCGACCTCGGGGAGCTGCGGCCGTGGTTTCCCGAGACCGCCGTGACCCGAATCCGCGGGAAGACCTCCAGCAGCCTGAAGATCATCCGCGCCAGGATCGCCGGGGCGTCGCGCACCGCCTGGTCGAACACCCCGCGGTCGCCGATCTCGAACTGCTGACCTGGGAAGAGGTTCTCGTTCTCGATGATGTCGCCGCCCAGGAGCAGGACCAGCTCGTCGACCTTCACGGCGCTCCGCCGGACCTCGACGATGGTGCGGACCTTGTCGGCGAGCTGCATCAGACGCGCGTCGGCGATCCCCACGTTGTAGCTGTCGGTCACCTTCCCGATCTGGGTGTCGGTGACGTGGAGCAGCGCGACCTCTTCCGACTTCTTACGGCTCGGCGTCGGGCGCGGGGGAATCGAGAGATCCGGCGGCTCGGCGTAGGCCGTCTCGACCGCGTGGATGATGACGGCCTCGCCTCCGCGGCGTCGGCCCGCGTCGCGCGTCAGTCGCTTAACCTCGCGCCGCAGGGCGGCCACTTCGTCCGGGTCTCCGCCGGATCTCTCGTTTTCTTCGTGCGCCCACTCCGCGGGCTTCTTCTTCGTTTTTTTTCTAACGGCCACGGGCGGCCCACTTCGCGTAGAGTTTCGACTCGTGCGCTCGAACGTGCGCTCGAAGCGACTCGACGCCGAGCGGGTAGGCCGGGTCGAACTCGTCCGGGTCCGACAGGAATCGGTGGAGCCCCGAGAAGGTGACGTTCCGGCCGACGCGGCCGCTCGCCATCTCCTCCAGGACCTCGCGGATCGCGCCCTTCCAGGGTTCCTCGCATGAGGCGCAATGGCGCGATGGCAGCCGCTTCGCGGACTTCATCCATGCGTCGATAGACGTGGTCTTCTTCTTCGGCATAGCGCTCCCTCTTTCAGAACGAAGCGCCCGCGCAGGGAGGGCAGAACGCGGCCAGCCAACCCCAACTAGGCCGGCCGCCCTGCGCGGGCAGGGGTGCGGGCTTCGAGGCCCTGGACCTGCTCGATGGAGTCGCACGCGCACTCGAAAACGTGTTCTTCGTGCGCGAGGCACCACCAGTCCTCGCAAGAATCGCAGCGGACCCAGCGGCCCCAGAGTTCCACTTCATCGGCCGGCCGGTAGCGGGGGTCGAGAAGTTTCGCGCCTGGTTCGCAGTCGCACCGAACCGCGGGCTCGCAGCTCTCAGCGTGTTGAAGGCTCAACGGTCATCGTCGGCCATCTTCGCCTTGTTCAGGTTCAGCGCGATGAGCGAGAGCCCGTCGAGCAAAACCTGGGCGAGAGGCGACTTCGAGCGACTCGTCAGAACGGCGCAAAGCGCCGAGGCCAATGTGACCGCCGCCGTCAACGCGGGCAGCCATTCGGAACCGATGTAGGCGTTCCAGAGTTCTGTCATGTTCTACTCCTTCCCTCGCGGGATTTCGATATGGCCGAAGTCCGGCCATGTTTTCATCTTGAAGTCGCCGCGCCAGTCGCCACCCCATCGGATGACGAAGCCCGGCGACGTGGTCTCGGACATTGCCCTCGCCGTCGCCAGGAAGTACCCGCCGAGCAGGATGAACTGCGGAGGCTTCCATGTCACTGGATACGGGCAAAAGTCCAGGGCCATCCCGACCAGGTGGCGGGAGTTCATCGTCTTCGACGCGCCCTGCTCGAACAGCTCGCGCTGTCGCTCGGGAGTGCGAAGGCCTTCGAGAACTGAAAAGTCGGCGACCTCGATCACGCGCTCCGCGAGTTCCTGGAGCCGCGGGTCGATCCCCGAAAGCGCAGCGCGTGAGCGCTTGCCGAACGCCGGCACGCTACCGGCCCTCGCGTTCGATGATAACGAGGACGCGGTTCAGCTTGCGGTCGATCTCGGTGGTGGTCTCGCGCTGCTCCTTCTGCTCGACTCGGATCTCCTTCAGGTCTTCCTTGATCGTGGCCTGATTCGCCTGGACCTTCACCAGCGCCGGGCTCGCTGCTACCATCTCTTGAATCGCCGACTGGTCGGCCCAGGCTCCCGAGATCGAGCCGGCCCCCGCGCCCAGGCCTCCGCCTAGGGCGAGAATCGCCACGGTCTTCCAGGTCCCGTTCCCGTTCCCGTTCGGCATTGTCGACTCCTAGGTGGCCGGGCCAAGCTCGACGGCTTCTACCGCGAACCAGGTCCAGAAGTGCGCGTCGATGGTGTTTCCCGCGCCCAGGTAGAGGTTCAGCTTCAGCGTATCCCCGGCGGCGACGGCGAGGACCGGCGAGACCTGCGAGTGGGGGACGCCCGTCGTCATCGTCGCCGCGGACTGCAAAACGAAGCCAGGGAAGTCCCCGTCGCCGTTCTTCCAGATCTGCGCGTTGAGCGTGTTCGCCACCGTGTTCAGCGGTAGCACCGAGAAGGCCGCGCGGACGTGGGTCACGCCGCTCGGGACGGTGAAGAAGCCGTCTCCGCTGGTGCCGACCCAGCCGCCGATGTTGTACGTCTCGGTACCGAAGACGGCGATGGTATTCGTCGTCGCGCTGATGACCTGGTCGGAGGTCATCGACAGCATCGAGCCGCGGAAGTAGAGCCGGCGGTCGATCTCGGTGAGTCCCTTCGTGACCAGGCCGACCGCGTCTACGTCACCGTACTCGATTGTCGGGAGCCCGATGTTCGGCGTGAAGTCCGCGTGGATGCCGTAGCCGGTTTCGACCAACTCGGTGCCGGTGAAGTTCGCAGTCATCGCGAACGTGTCGGACGTGTGCCCCGAGCTGGCGAGAGTGTAGTTCCCCGTGGCCGACTTCGAGAAGACGACGGTCTTCGATCCCGACGCGGTGATCGTCGGGTTCGTCGACCAGTCCGGCGGCGAGGTCGCCGCCAGGGCGGAGATCGTCCCGTTGTTCGAGGTGGCGGCGACCACGCGGATCGCCTCGCCAGAGGTCGGCGCGACGCCGGCGGTCCGGTAGAACCGGAGCCGGTTCAGGCTGGAGTTCCACGAGGTCACCACGCCGTCGCCGCCGGTCGACCCGCTGCCGCCATCCCAGTCGATCACCAAGCCCTGCGAGAATGTCCCGGAGACGGTTTCGAGCGTGACGGTCCAGACGTGCGAGACGGTCGCGGAGCCGTTCGCGACTCGCACGAGGCCCGCGTTCACTTGGCCCATTAGTTCCCTCCTCCGAAGGTGATGGTGACGGCCTGGACTTCGCCGACCGTCGTCGCTTCGTTCAGCGCGTCCCGCGCGTCGAAGTAGTGCTGGTCGATCCCCAGGCGCGCGGCGACCGCGTTCGCGAGCATCGCGAGCGCTTCGGCCTCGTCCATCGAGACGCGCTCATTCTCGGCGTCCACCCAGTAGCCTCCGTGGGCGTCAGGGTCTCCCGCCCGCAGCTCCGCCAGGACGGTCGTCACTCGACCGAGCGCCGAGTCGTCGATCTGGAAGACGTGAGATAGCCAGGTGAAGCCGGACTCGACCGCGGTCAGCCGGTTCTGGTTCAGGTTGCCGAGCGCGAGCGCTCGCTTCAGCTCCATCTCGTCGCCGAGTTCGCTGACCAGGTCCTCGATCTCGGTCATCGCTTCACCGCCTTCGCGTCGAATCTCGTACCCGCCGCACCCTTTGTGCCTTGCCAGATGGAATTCCCGTCGTGGGCGAGCATGAATCGGTATAGGTGCGTCCCAGCAGTCACGCCCTTCTCGACCACCGAATAGGAGAAGCCCTGGTGGACGTTCAGGTCGCCGTAGGGTGCGCCGCGCACATTGAGCGGCGAAGCGTGAATTTTCCGAATGTAGGAGGCGTCGGGAACCGCGATCCCCACGGTTCCCGTGAAGTTGACCGTCGAGCCGGAAGTCGAGTCGACCGTCAGGTAGACGTGCTGGAGATACGCGCTCGCGAAGCTGACGACGTCGCCGGCTTCGAGAAAGTCTTCCGCGTCCCCCGTCACGAAGTCCGCGGACGTGGCCGACGAGGCCAGCGCGTCCTGGAGCGTCCCGACGTTCTCGTAGCGGTCGATCCTGAAAAGCGGCGCGAAGTCATTCGTCGCGTGCGTGGACGACTTGAAGACCTCGCCGGTCCAGGTAAGCTCGGCGTCGAAGGTATCGGTCGAGGTCGTCGTCAGCCCGGCGTGTTCAATGAAATAGGTTCCCGCGTAAGTGTCCGCGGAGAGGCTGCTCGTGTTTCGCGCGGTCACCGACTCCGACTGGAGCGAGGCCGTAGAGATCGCCGGCTGGACCGTCAAGACGCGCGACGCGGAGACGTTCAGGTCGCCGGCCTCCCAGGCCTTCCAGGGCGTCGAGGCCGGAGGGTTCCGGTGAAAGGCGTCGGCGGCGGCAAACCTGTAGTAGTGCGTACCCGCCGACGGGAATGGGATCACCGCGTCACGTTCGGTGGCCTGCGCGTAGACAAGGCTCGACTCGTTCAGGGCGAAGCCCTCGGTGGTTCCCGACCAGATGTAGATCGCGTCCACGTCCGGCCCCGATATGGTGTTTTCTTTAAAGCGAAAGCGAAGACCGAGCCCGCCGTCGACCGCTCCCAACGATTGGAGACTCGGCAGCGCCGGCGGTTCGTCGAAGGCCAGAATCTCCGCTGGCTCCCCCGGCACGAGCGCGCCTTCGAGAATCGGGGCGACCACGAAGCGATAGCCCCCGCGACTCGTCGAAGGTCCGGGGTTCAGGTCTTGCGCGTTCATCTGGAGCGTGTACTCGAAGCGGCTTTCGGTGGTGTAGACTTCTGCGGTTCGGAGCAGCGAGCTGGTCCCCGGATCGACGATATTCTGCGCGTCGCCCTGCACCAGTTCGCCGGCTTCCGCGCTCTGAGTTACCGCTGCACCGACCGCCATGTCGGGGATCAGACCCGTCTCAGGAAACGGCCTGTCGAGGTAGAGGATGTCGTGGCTCGGCTGCGGCAGGTACTGCAACGCGACCGGCTCGAACACGGAGCCGTCGGCCATCGAGATCTGTATGGGTACGTTCATCCTAAAATCAGAACCCGTTCCCGCCGTTATGTAGACGTTGGTCGTGCCGGCGTTCCTTGCGTTCGTGGATACCGTCGCCACGTCGTCCGGCGCAAATTCTCGGAAGGTCAGCGACTGGATTAGCGACGGCGGCGGCTGCTCGGGCGGCTCTACCCGAGCGCCCTCGTAATACAGCGAGAACTTGAAGCCGACCACGAAGTGATCGAGCGCGCTCGGACCGTCGAGCGAGTCCGATGCGATCTCGCTCGACATCGCCGCGACCGCCGTCGACGTCTGGAACTCGCTGCCGGTCAGGCCATCGCCCACGGCGTCGCCGAGGTTCTTCTCCCAGGTGAAGACCAGGCTCCCGTTCTCGTAGGCGACGTCGAGGTGAGAGAAGCGAGCGTTCCCAGGGCTGAAGACGGCGTCGGCTTCCGACGGGTCGATGGCTCCGGTCTCGACCCAGGCGGAGGTCAGCGCGGCATCGCTGCGAAGCGCTCGGACTCGGAAGACTCGCGGATAGCGGACGGCGACCCCCGCGTAGGGCCAGGGAATTCGGATCGTTGTCTGGCCGGTCGCGGTCACGCGCACCGCGTTGGACCAGGTGCCCCACGAGTTATCCTCGCGCCAACTCGCCTCGAAGGCGGAGGTCGAGGCGTGCGACAGTAGGGTCGGTGCGACAATAAGGTCGATGAAGTCTGGACCAAAAAGCCAGGACACGATCACCGGGTCGCCAGGCAGGGTTCGGCCGTCGTACCGCGTGCCGGTCGAGAAGACCGGCGCGAACGTGGACTCTTCTTCGAGTGCGGACCAGATCCCATTCGCCTCGTCGACGAGCGTGACCCGCGCGGCCAGATCGTCGGTCGGCATTATCCCGACCACGATCATCCGCTTCGTCTCCGCGGCGAGCTGGCCGAAGCTCAGGACATCGCCGACCGCCGGGCCGTTCGCCGTTGGGATCGCCCCGCCTAGCGAGATCGACTTTGTGGACACGCTCCCGCCGGGGGGCGCGGAGTTCACCACCGAGTCGTAGGTGATCGCACCGTCCGCCTGCCGGATGCGGACCCCGTAGACGAGACCGTCCTCCATGTAGGCCGCCTCGTCGAGGTCGAGTCCAGTGACACTCCCGCTGCCGGTGACGCCAGAAATCCTGGCGAAGTTGGTGCCGATCATCGGAACGTCGTGGCAGAACTCGACCAGGTCGCCGCGTTCCAGGAAGAAGTTCTCGATGTCCAGCTCGACGACGATGATCTCGGAGCGGAGGTCGCGGGAGATCAGCGAGAACTTCCCGGCCTGGTAGGCCTGGTCTGCGTTGGTGACGCCCCATGTGTCCATCGTCTCGAAGATGGTGGCCGGCTTCACCCCGTCCAGTGCGTCGTCTCCGTATCCGGCGCGGTAGACAATGGTCTCGCGGTTGCTCCCGGCGTCGTCGTTGAAGTTCACGCGAATCGCGTGGGCGATCTCCGGGTAGGTTCTCTGGCCCTGAAGCGAGAAGGCCTTCGTGTTCCGCGGCGTAATCATCGCGACCGCCGCTTCGTCGTTCCCGTTTTCGTCGTAGCGTGGCCGGTCGATGGTCACGCCGACGCGGCCATCGTGGAATGAGATCGAGGCCATGCCGACCGACGCGATCTGCTCCAGGAGGTCGCCCTGTGTTGTCACATAGTCGATCACCGCGTTGACTTCGAGCGGCTTGTTCGCCGGTGTTGCCACGGCCATCGCGTTGCACCAGCCCTGGTATTTGAACGGCTCGGTGTACTTGATGGGCTCCTCCAGGTAGATGGAGTTACCGTCGATACTCTTCACGATGCCGGACCCGCGGCCGTCCGGGTAGTCGACGACCACGCTCGACTCGTACTCGATGAAGTCGCCGACCTCAAAGCCAGACGAGTCCGCGAGGTGCAAGACGTTCCCGGTCAGCGTCGCGACGGTTCCGGTCGTCGAAGCCTTCGACCAGGGGACCGTCGGACGGTCTCCGCCGGGGATCGGATCTATGTCGATCTGGTAGTGCTTGTCGAGGTAGAGGTTCGCTTCCCCGCGGACGACGTGCGAGTCGCCGGAGGAGTCGGTCACCTTGAGGTGATGCACTTTTTTGTACGTCCAGGTATTCCCCGGCGTGTGCGCGAGGTTCGTTCTGGTGGACCCTTCGAGACGCATCGGGTAGAGGACATAATCGAGCGACCATAATCCCTGGCCCCCGGCGACGTTGTAGCCCGAGTGGTAGTTGTAGAAGACGACCTGGCTGTCGCTGGTTTGGAGCCCGAAGCGGAATTCTTTGTTGAGAACCGAGGCGTCGGTACCATCGGCGTCGTCGCCGACCCAGACGCGCGCGACGTCGAGCTGATACTTCCGGGTGACCGTCGTCGTGTAATTTTCATTCCCGTCGGAGTCGTTCAGATATGGCGCACCCTGCCAGGCCACGTAGGGGCCGCCGCTTATTTTGCCGCCGAGCGTGTCGACAACGATGTAGCAGTTATCGGTCGTGTTGACGTCGCTGTGCGCCGAGAAGTCCCAGTGGAGGTCGACCCACTCGCCGGTAGCCGGCGTCTGCGAGGAGCCGTTGACCTCGGTCTCGGTCGCGACCAGGGTCAGGCCCGACAGCTTATAGATCCGGCACACGAAGCTCCAGCTCGACCACTCCCACTTCGCACTCTCCGGGCGGCGCACACGCAGGTGGACGTGCTTGCCGTTGTCGAAGTCGATATTCGCGCCCGCAGTAGAGAGCGACCGAACCACCTGTATCTGGGAGTAACCGGAGAACAGATAGAGGCCACCGGCCAGCCTAGGCGGTTCGTGGATCGCCCACACTTCGTCCTCGGTGAACTCTGAGTTCATGTAGTAGGTCGAGAGATAGGTGCCCGCGGTCGGACTGCTCGGAGACGACGTGAAGGGAATCGAAACGTCGGCCTGCGGCCCCTCGCACCACTCCGAAAAAGTCTTGAGACGGTCGCCGTCGATGTATTTGTCGTCGACGGGAACGATCCCGCCGTTGCCGCGCAGGACGTCGGCGATGGCCCAGGCCGGGTTCGAGTTCAGGAACGGCGTGAAGTCGGTCGTCTCGGCCGTCGGCGCGACCCAGGCGTCGCCGTCGTAGTACGGGAACAGGCTTTGCGTCTCGCAGTTGACCGTGTCGAGGACGCCGTCGAAAATATCGCTCGCCCGAACTCGCAGCGAAACCTCCGCCAGCTCGGTCTCGTTGACGGCGTCCCCTTCGAGGTGCGATGTAATCCCGTTCCAGCTCGTGTTATTCGCATAGAGTTTATTGTGAATATTCGCCCATTCCGCGGCCTCGACTTTCACATCCCACTGCCACTGGTCGCCTTCAAATGCGATATGGCCGCCGAGTTCGATGGTCACGGTGTACTGCGACGAGGTATCCCACTCCCCCGGTAATGTCGCGCGGATGCACTGGGTCGACTCCGTCTCGCCCCTAAAGGTGTAGTTGACTCCGGTAGATGCGAGAGTCTCCGCGATGTTGCTCCCGAATATTTTCGCCGACCGGACGAAGGTCATATTTCCATTGACTCCGAACTCGTCCGAGACGTTGTCGATGGTCGCCCACTGCGTCGGTCTAAATGCGATATATATGTCGACGGCACTGGTGAAGCCGTCCATGTCTGGGTCGTGAATCCGCGAGGGGCCGTTCAGGCCGAAGGTGAGCGTGACGGTTTTGGTGGAAGTCTGCGAAGTCCTTACGTGTTGACCCGTAGAGCCGCCGACGTGGTAGCCCGTGAATTCCATCAGCAGGATCTGAAGCTCGTCTAGCACCCGGTTGCTCGGGACGAGCGTCGACGGTCTCTCGCCTGGGAAGCCCATCGTAACATCCATGTCGAGGTCTTCGCCGAGGACGCCGACGGCGGACTGGTTCGTGCTGACTTCCAGACCGAGCGGCGCGTTCAACCGAAAACACTCGACGAGGGTCGCGTTTGAGTCTCCAATGTGTTCGAGCATATATTCGATGGCGTTGCCGTCGAGGATCGTCAGCGACTGCGCCTCGGCCAAGCCGTTAACGTCGTAGCTGAACTCGATCACAGGCCGATATTTGATTTTCGTACCGCTGACGATCTCGGTCACTTCAATGCAGCAGGAGCGCCCGCCGCGCGCTGCTGGCAAGCTCATCGTACCCTCTACCAGTCCGCCCCCGCCTCCTTGAGTCGTGGTACTCATTTCCGAAAGAGTCGGGAGATCCCCGTTCTGCCAGTCGGTAAATTCGACCTCCAGAAAAGTTCCGCGCGTGCCAGCTCCATCGTCGCGGGCCACCAGGCCGGCGGTCGTGTTCAGAGCCATCTCCGCGTCGGCCGGGTACGTCGGCCACGTCGTACTATAAGCCCCAGCCCGTTGCGCCCCATTGATGAAGAAGTGAGAAAAAATCTCCTGGTAGTAGACGCCGTCAATCGGCATTCCCCACTCCCTGAAGGTCTGATTCGAGTCGTCCGGGTCATACTCGGGAATTTTGTAGGCCGTCTCCGAGTCGGTCGGCAGGTCTGTCCCCATGTAGGGGCTTCCGCAGCGATGGGTGATCTGCCGCCAAACCGCGTGATCGGTCACCGTCTGGATCGAGACGGTCGTCAGCCGATTCGCCCAGAGGTTTGTGCCGTAGTCCGAGAACGTGTGGAGCCATAGGCGGTCGTCGGTCGCCTGGTAGTTCCCGACCGGGTAGTTCGTGCCAGAGATCCCCGGCGGGTCGGGCATCGTTTTGGTGTAGCCCGCGCCGCCGTAGTTGATGATGTCGGTGTCACCGATCCGAATGTTCGAGATCAAAAGCGGCCCGGTCCCGACGATCAGCCTCGCGTAGAAATAGGTATGCTCGCCTTCGAGGTTCGCGTATGGAAACTGGCCGTAGCTGGGATGGCAGCGGACCTTCCCGAGGATGCGGGGCACCGGCTCGAAGGTCCTGATCGCGTTGCGCGCTCCACGCAGGTGCGGCGAGCTGCGAACCCCGGCGTCGGCCCCTTTCGACCTCGGCGGCTTCGCGATCACCGAGCCAACCAGGCCGGCCGCACCGAGGGCGAAGCCGCCGGCCGCGACCGTCGCCGCGGACATGGACCCGCTGAGACCCATCGTCAGGCCGCCGACGCCGAGAGCGGCGGCGGTTCCGAAACCCATGCCGACCAGGCCGACCGCCGCGCCGGCGATCATCAGATACTGATTCCCGGTGACCGCGCCGGCGATGCTGAGGGATATAGAGATGACAATGGCCGCAATAAAAACCCAAAGCGCCCAGTCGCCCGGAACGCGCTGCACGCGAACCAGGGAGCGGGAGCGGGGCGCGGTCGTCGCCCACTCCTCGCTCTCGACGACCAGGTCGTCGACGAAGATCCGAAGCTCCTCGGGCTTCGCGTCGAACTCGTCGGCGACGATCTGCGCGAGCGTCGGGCCAATCGGCACCAGGACCTGGCGCGTCTTCATCGGGTCGAAGACCGACTCGTGATAGACCACGCGCACGAAGCCGTCGGGCGCGAAGCCGTCCGAAATGTAGGGCAGGGCTAGCCCGACCTCGCGGACGTCCAGCGCTACTTCTCGCGGTGCCGGTAGATGCCGTTGAGTCGGTTGCAATAGAAGCCCCTGTCGAAACGGGCGACGTGGCAGCCGCTCTCGCCTCGCGTGTGGAGAAACTCGCCAGGCCCCGCGACGACGCCGCAGTGGGGCACGTTGAAGATCACAAAGTCGAGCGCGTCGCCGGGCTGCGCTTCCTCGTTGGGAATGCGCCGCCAGTCCGACTCGCGAGCGGCCTGCCAAATATCTCGAACCAGATCCTCGCCGACCGCCGAGTTCCCGACGGTCTCGAAGGACTCGATGGAGATCCCGAGCTGTTCCTGGTAGACGACGACCAGGAGGCCGTAGCAGTCGAGCCCCTCGGCGCGGGTGCGCCCTAGCTCGCGGTGCGGGATTCCGATGTACTCGGAGACCCAGGGCGCTCGCGTCATACCGAAAAGAGGTTCGGGAAAGCCGACGGCGTGAAGGCCTTCGCCGGGTAGGTCCGAGTGAAAAAAGTCGGGGGGGCCAGCTCGCCGTCGACCTTCAGAAGGTTGTAGGTCAGTTTTCGCCAGGCCAGCGGCGGCGTCTCAAACTCCACGCGGTCCGGCGTGTCAGCGAGCGACATTCTGATCGTCACCTCCGGCGCTGACATCGTCGGCGTGATCGCGCGGAAGGAGTTGAGGATCGCGCGGTCGATGTTGTCGATGGAAAGCCTCGCGCCGATGAACTGGCCGGGCTCGTCGTTGCCGAGCGAAATCTCGAAGGGGAAGGGAAGGAATTGGTTTTGCTTCCAGACGAGGCCGCCGGTCGAGCCTCCAGGGAAAGCGTGCGAGGCCGGCTTCGTCAGGGTGATGACGTCGGAGGTGCCGTCAACGGTGAGCGCGCCGATCCGCCCGTAGGACGATGTCGTCCGGTGGATCGCGTTGTCCTGGGTGGCCGAGGTCAGGCCTTCGTCGATGGTGACGTTCGTCCCGGAGATTTTCAGGATCTTCCGGTGGTCGTAGGTTCCATCGTTCAGCAGGATCTTGATGTGGTCCTGGACCGACAGCCCGGAGGCGCTGACGACCGGCACGACCGTTGCGCCGGCGGCGACCAGGCTGTCCGCGACGGCATGGCTCACGCTGCTGGTTTCCTCGACGCGCACGTCGTCGCCGACGGCGAAGTTCGCGTGGTCGGCAACGTGGAAGGAGAGCAGACCGGAAGAGACGGCGGCCTCGTCGTGGAAGAGCGTGGTCGCGGTCGACGTCTTTCCGAAGCCGTGCGAGACCATATCCAGAACCAGGCGGATCGGAGCGGCCAGGGTCGAGTGCGTGATCTCCAGCCAGACCAGGGCGACCTCGCCGGTCGACTCCGCCGAGAACTGCTCGCGAAACGTATCGGAGACGGTGCGCGCCATTTAGACCGGCACCAGCTCGACGCGGAGCGCGCAGGAGTAGCGCCGGTCGGCGTCGGCTCCCGGGACGATGCACTGGACCTGCGGCCGGCCGTCGAAGCGGAACTTCTGGGTCGTGTCCCCGTTAAACTCGGGCACCGGCCCGGTCGAGCCCCAGGTGAAGGTCAGCGCGCCGAAGTTGGTAGTCGTGTCGTGGAAGGTGAGCAGGTCGACCTTCTGCGCGTTCGTCAAAACGAAGCGGGCCGAGTCGACTTCCAGGAAGCGGACGAGCGACGTGTAGCGCGGGCGGATCTTTCGAGGCCCGTGTTCCATGTCGCTCGCGATGGTGTTCCCGAGGGCCTCTTCCTTCGTTCCCATCGGGAAGACCTGCGGCATCGAGTTCGTTGTCGGCCAGGTCGGCATCAGACTCCTCCCGTGCGCTGCGAGCCGAACGTGTTCTGGATCGCCTTGCTCACGTCACCGCCGCGCGAGATGTCCTGGGCGACGGCGCTCTTCGCGCCCTCGAAGATCATTTCGAGCATCCGCTTCCCGGAGTTGTCACGGCCTTCGTTCTTTTGCTCCAGCGGCGAGGGTGCGTGAACGTGGACCTCGACCCCGCCAGCGCCGCCCATGATCTCGTCCCAGCGTTCGAGCGGGATGATCGCCTCGCGGCCGCTCGGGTTGTCGCCGACCATCGCGAGCGTCTTGCCAAGAGTGATTCCACCGTGGGCGGCCACCGGAACCATAAAGTCGGCCCCGACTCCGGTCGGGACTCCGACATTCCCGGCGGGTGCGTTGAAAGCGTTCGAGACCTGAGCGCTCGCCGAAGGCGTCCAGCCGAAGAGCCCGCCGACGAGTTTCATCGCCTCGAAAGCGAAGTCTGCGATCATAGGAAGAAGGTCCTGCATGAAGTTTTTTTCTAGGACCGCGTCGAAATTCAGCTTCGAGCGGATAATCTGAGAAAAGGCGTCCTCGAACAGACCGACCATCGAGTCGGTGAATATCTCGACGAAGCTCTCCAGGTCGCGCGTACCCCGCAGCATTCCGGTCATCATCTCGTCCATGCTCGACGCGATGGACCCGCCTAGGTTTATTCGGATGAACTCGGACGTGTCCTCGAAGAGTCCCTCGACCGAGCGGAGCGTCGAGCCGAACTTCGTCTCGACCTCGTCGAGGTTTTCGGTTGCCGCTTGGGGCACCGAGTCGAACCCCTTGATCGTGTCCGCGAAAAGCCTTTCGAGTTCCGCCTGTTGCGCTCGGGCTTCCGCGATCAGACTGAGGTCGAGGCCCGACACGCCGGCATTCTTCCCCGCGTTCGGGTCGTAGAAGTTCGGGTCGCTGTCGCCGCTGGGGAATGTGAAAGTCGCCCGTCCGGTCTCGTTGAGCGCCGCGATTTCAGCACGCAAGACCGCGATGCCGTGAGCAGCTCTCGCGGCGGCCGCGTGGTTCTTCGCGATCCGCTCCTCCCACGCTGCACCGCCGCCGGCCCACTCGGGCACGTCGACCATCTGCTCCGAGAAGCTGATCCACGCCGAGCGGATCTTCTCGAAGGCCTGGATGAATATGATCGCGAGGTGGCGGCCGAGTTTCTCAAACTCGACGTAGAAGTTATCGATCCACTTCCCGATGAGCGGCCAGTCCTGGAAGAACTCGCGCAGGTCGTCGATGCTTTTGAAGAAGGTCGCCGTCGCGAGAAGTCCGAGAACCGAGACCACCAGGGCGAGCCCCTTGGCAAGAAAGACGACGCCCTTCCCGATACCGGCGAAAATCGCGACGACCCCGGCAAGGTCGACCATCGCGACCCGGATCAGCATCCAGAAATTCCGCACCGCCGCCGTAGCCGCTGGGATCGTGGTGAAGGCGAGCCCCGCGAAGAGCGTGCCGACCATGCCGAGCGACCAGATGAGCGGCCCCATTGCGACCGCCGCGAGCGTCACGACGGCGATCCACTTATGGGTCTCGACTTGAGCCGCGTTTAGGTTGTCGACGTAGCCGATCACCGCGTCTACCGCGTCGAGAAGCATCGGCGTTAGCACGGTCCCGAACGCGATCCCGAGGACGGTTACCTTCGACTTGAACTCGTCGAACTGGTGGGCCATCGTTTCGGTCGTTCGCTTGAAGGCCTTCTCGGTTGCGCCGGCGGAGTTCGTGATGTCCCGCGCGATCTTGATGTAGTCCTTCCCCTGGCTCGCCGCGGTCGACAGCGCGCCGCGCAGGGCGCGCACGTTCCCGATCACCTTGCCGAGCGCGTCGATGTTCCCGTCGAACGTCGAGATCAGCCTGACCATCGCGACGGCGAGGCCGTCCTTCTTGATCGCGTCCCGGACCTTTTGCACCGAGATGCCGAGGTCTTCGAGCTGCTTGACCTGTTGCGGGGTCGTCTTCAGGAACGTCGACATCACGGCGACCAGGGAGGTCGCGGCGATGTTCGCGTCCGCGCCTGCCTTCGTGAAGCTAGCGATGAACGCGGTCGACTCGGCGAAGCTGACGCCCATCGAGTTCGCGATGCCCATCACGTTTCCGAGTGCGCCAGCTAGGTCGGCGGCTTCGAGGTTGCCGGCGCGGACCGCTGCGGTCATCACGTCGGTCGCCTGGGCTGCCGTGAGCCCCTGGCTGGCGAATGCGTTCACCGCAGAGCCAACGGCGAAGGCGACGTCGCGGGTGGCACCCAGGCCCACGGCGCTCGCCTTTGCCGATCCGGTCAGGATGTCGATGGCCTCGGCCCCGCGCGCACCGGCCGACGTGATCGCGAAGAGCGCGTCGGCCAGCTCGGTCGGAGTTTTTCCGAGCGCCGGGCCAATTCTGAGCAGCTCCCTCCGCCACTGGTCGACCTGCTTGCGGTTGACGCCGACCAGGCTCTCGATCTTGGTCATCGAGCGGTCGAAGTCCACGGCGACCTTCGTCGCCGCG